CATATTTCCAAAAAAAGAATTACAAAAACAATTAGCAAGGATAAGAACTAATACTAAATTACAAAATCATAAACAAGTAGGTACTCTTACTCTAGTTAATGGAGAGATAATTTGGAATATACAGAAAACAGGAGACATAACCGAATTCCCATTACCAAAGAATTCTGATCCTACTGGTAAAATAGTTATATGGGAACACCCAGTTAAAGATGCACCATTTGGTTTATATATAGCTGGTATTGACCCATATGATCACGATCAATCAGGTACTAATTCATTAGGTTCTTGTTTTATATATAAACGTTTTCAAGACTTTGAATCATATTCAGATATCATTGTAGCAGAATATACAGGTAGGCCAAAAACTGCTGAAGAGTTTTATGAAAATGTTCGTAAGTTACTTATTTACTACAATGCAAAAGCAATGGTAGAAAACCAAAACACTGGTTTATTTACTTATTTCAATAACAAACATTGTAGCCATTTACTTGCTGATCAACCAGACATCATTAAAGATATTGTTAATAATTCTACAGTAAATAGACGAAAAGGATGTCATATGAATAGAGAGATCAAACTTTGGGGAGAAGGTAAGATCAAAGAATGGCTGGAAGAACTTAGAGATCAAAAGCAATTAGGTTTAAATACTGTACTATCTGAACCATTCCTTGAAGAACTTATTCAATATAATGACAAAGGAAACTTTGATAGGGTTATGGCATTTATGCAGGTAATGGTCTATAGAGAACAATTGTATAATATACAAGTAAAGAAGAAAGAGGATGTTGAAAAGAAAATGAGATTGTTTGATAAACCGTTGTTTAAAAATACAGATGATTCATTTACATTCACGCCTTTAAATAATAACACAACCACATTTATGTTTACTAATTAATATGGAAAGAACAGTCAACTCATTTCCTATCCAAAGACTACCACTCAGTAAAAAAACCGAAGAATGGCGAAAAGACTGCGTGGATTACATTATTGGAATATCTGGCATAGCTTCGTCCGAAAGTATACCTGATGAAGAAGAAATGCAAAGCTATTATGATTTATATAATAGTATATACAATGAAAAAGACCTAAAGTATGTTACAAATCCTTTCAATCAAGATGATGGCTTTCCAGCAATGGCACAGGATTATAATATCATACGTCCAAAAGTAGATCTATTATTAGGTGAAGAAACAAAACGTCCATTTAACTTTAGAGTGTGCCGTACTAGTGATATTGCTAGTAGTGAAGTACAAGACAAAGCTAAACAGATGCTGTTGAATTATATGCAAGCTGCTATGCTTGCTAAATTAAGCCCAGAAGATCAAGCTAGATTTCAAGAAGGATTACAAACAGGCGAAATTCAAACACCAGAACAAATACAGAAGTATTTAACAAAGGATTACAAAGATGCAGCAGAAACAACAGCATATCAAAGCTTATTATTCTTACTTAAGAAAGAAAACATTTCTCATGAATTTATGAAAGGCTTTAAAGATGCACTTGTTGCAGGACTTGAAGAGTATTACATAGGAATTAGAAATGGTGAACCAGTTATTAAAAGAATTAATCCTAAAGATTTTAAATATCCTGCAGAAGAAGGCATTGAATTTATTCATGATGCATCTTGGTGTTGTTATAGATCATTAATGTCATGGAGCCAAATATATGATCAGTTTTATGATAAACTAGATGAAAAGCAATTGAATGAATTGTTAGAAATAGTAGATCAAAAACCTACATCTGGATTTGGTCCAGACAAAAGTCCAGTAGATGATTTTGTTCATTATAACTTAAAATCATACAATAAATTACCAGACCATAATCCTTATGGAGATCCAGATAACATTGTAGTTTATCATGTATGCTGGAAATCACTTAAAAAGATAGGGTTTGTTACAATAATAGATCCTGAGACAGGTATGCCGGATGAAATACAGGTAGATGAATATTATAAACCTACTGGTGAAGAAATCAATGTTGAATGGAAATGGATTATTGAAGCATGGGAAGGATACAGAGCAGGCGATGATCTTTACTTTGGTATGCAACCATTAGAGTACCAATTCCGTAGAGGAGACAATTTAAATAGTGCTAAATTACCATACACTGGTGCAGCTTATAGTAATACAAATACTAAAGCCAAGTCATTAGTTGCTATTATGAAACCACTACAATACATGTATATCATACTTTGGTATCGTCTTGAAATGGCAATAGCTAGAGACAAAGGAAAAATACCTGTAATAGATGTTACTCAAATACCTAAGAGTATGGGTATAGATGTAGATAAGTGGATGCATTACTTAGGGGCACTTGGTGTAGCATTTGTCAATCCGTACGAAGAAGGTTGGGACATTCCTGGTAGAGAGGGTGGTAAACCATCACCATACAATCAATGGACTTCTATTGATGCAAGTATGTCTAATACTATTAATACGTACATTCAATTACTTGCGAAGATTGAAGAAATGGTATCTGAATTGTCCGGAGTAACAAAGCAAAGACAAGGATCTATTTCTAGTAATGAGCTAGTGGGTAATGTAGAAAGATCTGTAGTTCAATCTGCTCATATTACTGAGCCATGGTTTTGGTTACATAATCAAATTAAAACACATGTATTATCAATGTTATTAGATAGTGCTAAATTTGCATGGAAAGATGACAAGAAATACTTAAACTATATATTTGATGAAGGTACCAGAACATTCTTACGAATGGATGACAATTGGTCATATGAAGACTTTGATATTTTTGTAACTGATAGTACTAAAGAAAGTCAAGCTATTGAACAACTTAAGAGTCTTGTACAGCCGGCTATGCAAAATGGTGCATCATTGTTAGATGCTGCTGAAATATTTACTAGTGACAATTTAAGTGTAATCAAATCTAAATTACAAGATATAGAAAACAATAGATTGGAACAGCAGCAAGCAATGCAAGAACAAGAAAATCAGCAACAACAACAGCTTGTTGAAATGCAGAATCAAGTTAAGGAAGAGGAGCTTATGCTTAAAGAAGCTGAACTTGATCTTACTAAATATAAGATTGATCAAGATAATGCTACTAAGATTACTGTAGCTCAATTAAATGCTTATAGAGGATCTGAGAATATGGATCAGGATATGAATGGTATACCTGATCCTATTGAGATTGGTAATCAAGAAATAGCTAGACAAAAAGCTGTGTCTGATGCTATGAGCAAACAAATGGATTTAGCAAACAAGGCTAGAGCTGAAGAAAATAAGAAAGAACTTGAAAAGCGTAAAATTGCTGCACAAGAGAAAGCTGATAAGTTAAAAGCTACAATTGAAAAAGAAAAGATAGCTCTTGAAAATAGAAAATTGCAAGAGGCTAAGAGATTGCAGAAGATGAAAGATGATGCAGCTTATAAGAGAGAACAATTAAAAGCAAAGACTGCTTTAAAAAATAAAGTAGTTGGTGAATCTAAATCTAAAAAATAGGAGGACTAATTATGGCATGTAAGGGAGGCTCTAAAAAGGGCGGAAAGAGTAAACCAGGTAAGACAGGTAAATAAATATTACTAGTATGAAATGGAAAGATCTATCTCTTAAAGAGAGAAAACAGATATATGATAGTGTCAGGGTGAATAACCCTGGTGCTACATATTTTGATATTAAAGAGCAATTTGATTCTATTCCTGCGTATGAAGATGGTGGTAAATCTATAGTAGACGAAGTAAACAAATCTGATGCTAACTTTGTACAAAGATTAAAATCACCTACAAGACAGACTATCCCTAATTGGGAAGATCAGTATAGAGTATTACCTTGGGAAAAATCTGTTTCAACACACAAATTATCAGTATGGGATAATGCAAACGGAGGTGGTACTATTGTACCAGATGTTCAAGAAGTAAATGGCAAATTAATAGATTTTACTAGACCTCCGTATAACAACAGAGCAGCTGTAGAGAATGCCTTAAAAACTGGGGATTATGTTGATTTACCAAAATTCGAAGATGCTTTGTGGTATACTGAGAATTATAAAAGATATTATCCTAGATTTGAAGACGGCGGTAAAAACAAAAATGTACCAGTATTACCAAAAGAGTTAGGTCTTACTCCAGGTACTCCAGAGTATTTGGAAAGACAGAAAAGAATATCAGGATCAGCAAACGTAGTTCAACCGGAAGCTTATATTACTCCAGCTGGTTATATTAAAGATGCTGTTAACTTTATTGAAGACTTAGGCAAAGGAGATTATGCTGGTGCAGCAATGGATGCAATACTGAATTTGATTCCTTGGGGAGTTGGAAAAGGCATCAAAAAACTAAAGTCCAAAGTAGGAAGAATAGTTGAGGGTACTGAAATTGATGGAGCTAGTGTTCACAGTTTTGCTCCTACTCAAACCAAAAAGAAAACTAAAAAGAAAACGGAAGAAGATTATGATTCTGAATTTTCTGAAGTATTAAGAAAGGATAGAAATTCTAAGAAGTACCAACAAGAAATTTCTAGGACAATAGAACAAGCAATTTTTCCAGATGAAAGAACTCGTGAATTAGTAGAAAATGTAGACAAAACATATGGAACTAACTACAAACGAGCTTATTCTAATATTGCATATAAAGACATGACTAAAAGAGGTAGTTATGTCAAATGGGGTGATACGGACAAAGATGGTTATGGGCAAATAAATATAAAAAATATTAAAGATAATATATTACCTACAGATATAAATGATTATAGTGTGATATTAGATAATAATATTTATATGCCCGGAACTGCTAATCATGAGTTAGGACATGTAGCAGATGGTTTAGCAGGATCTAGAAAGATTCAGGATTTTGATAGTGGTAAAGAATATATTACAAACACTTATCTAAATTATTTAGCAAATTCTAACAATACATATAGTTCTGCGGAGTTAAGAAAAATGGGATTATTTGATGCTGCTGGAAGTAGATCATACTTATTAAATCCTACAGAAGCTAAAAGTCATATGTTAACTCTAAAGAGATCATTAAAAGATTCTGGTAAAATTACAAACTGGAGTACTCCTGTAGACGAAAATATGATTTTGGAATATATGAGAAATCCGACATCAAATAAAATGGTTAAGAATCAATATGATTTGTATAGAAATAAAAACGAGTATATTGATAGATTAAACAAACTAATTCCTATGGAAATTTTAATGCCATTAGGTGGTGCTGGATTTGTAGGTCATGAACTAAATAAAGAATAATCAATATGGAAAATTTATACCCAGTATACCCAATTCCTTCTTATAAAGACGGAGGTATACACATCAAGAAAAAGAATCGTGGGAAGTTTACGGCAGCGGCTAAAAGAGCAGGAATGGGTGTTCAAGCATATGCCAAAAAAGTATTAAAAGACCCAAATGCAAGCCCAACTTTAAAGAAGAGGGCAAATTTTGCTAGAAATTTTGGAAGCAGAAAGAAAAAATAACAATTACAATCTAATTATAATTAATTATGGAAAACAATAGTAACGATACACTATTTGGATTTACAGCTATAACTGATATATTCACTGAACAAGTTGGTAACACCATCTCTCAAGACGATGATATTGATGATGAAGAATTAGAGAGACTAAAACAAGAGTCTGCTAAAGCTAGACCTGCTACTCCTGGATCTAAAAATAAAAAGACAGAAGAAATAGAAGAAGAGGAAGAAGTAGAGGAAGAGGAAATCGATGAAGTTGAAGAGGAAGAAGTAGAAGAACCTAAGAAATCTAAGAAAGCCTCTAAGAAAAAGGATAAAGAAGAGACTGAAGAAGAGGAAACCGAAGAAGAAATTGAAGAAGAGACTGAAGAAGATGAAGTTGAATCTAAACAAGTATCTGCTTTATTTGATGCAATTGCTGAAGAATTAGAATGGGATTTTGATGAAGAAGAGGAAGAAGAAAAACCAAAGACTGTAGAAGAATTGGTTAAGTATTTTAAAGAAGTAATCGAAGAACAATCTACTCCAGAATATGCAAGCGAAGATGTTGCAAAATTAGATGAATTTGTTCGTAATGGGGGTAAGTTAGAAGATTATTTCTCTATTACTCCGGACATTGATGTTGACAATGTTGATATTGAAAATGAAAATGAGCAAAAGATAGTATTGAGAGAGTTACTAGCTAGAAAAGGTTACAGTGACAAACAAATTGCTAAGAAAATCGAAAGATTTGAAGATGCTGGAGTATTAGAAGATGAGGCTAGAGATGCGGTTGAGGAACTTCAAGAGATTGTTGCAAAAGAGAAAGAAGAGCTATTAGAGCAACAAAGAATCAAAAAGGAGGAAATGGTGCAGCGCCAACAAAAGTTTTTTGATGACGTTGTCGGTGAAATAAAGTCCTTGGACAATATACGTGGTATCAAAATACCAGCTAAGGACAAGAAAGAATTATTGGCTTATATATTTAAAGCCGACGCTAGTGGAAAGACCCAGTACCAAAAAGACTATTCCAAGAGCGTAAAGAATTTAATAGAGTCAGCTTATTTTACAATGCGAGGTGACACTTTGTTAGATGCTGCCAAAAAACAGGGTACTAGCTCTGCTATTAAAAATCTGAAAAATAGTCTCAGATCAACAGGCGTTAGTAAAGGTACTAAGAGAATTAATACAAGTTCATCTAACTCTATTTTTAGTCGTGCAGTACAACTACTTTAATTAAAAATAAATTACTAACATTTATATGGATAACGGAATTTTAAATAATTTACAGATCGGTAGAGGTAAATGGTTCTCAGATCTTGTTGATGAGAATATGATTTCAAATGCAATGCTTACTAGACCGTATGAAGTAACCCGTGTTATTTCTTATGTATTCGGTTCTAAAGATGATGGTTATAGCACTTCTTTGGATGCGATTACTGGTGGTCTTGGTAATGTAATGACAATTAACCAAAGAGACTACGAATGGTCTGTAATGATTGATAGCGATAGAGCTGTGACGATTCGCTCTGCAAAATGGCAGGGAACAGAAATCACTGCTGCAAATGCTAGCACAGTTATGGCAGGTTTGGGTAACACACCTATCATGTTGTGGTTAGAGGACAAATGGTTTGGTCCTGGTGCAATTTTGGAATTTGATAATAGAGAGTATCAAGTACGTGTTTCTGGTGCTCCTTATCAAGATGGTAATGAATGGGTTTATACTTGTTTCATTGCAGATGGTCAATCTAACTCTTATATTCCTGGTGAATATTTGTTAGCCGGTCGTCAAGTATCTCGTTTAGCTTCTGCTTACGAAGAGTACAGTGAAGAGGGTGATATCCTGAATTATAATACTCATTTCAAGATGAGAAACTTCTTGTTTACGACTCGCTTGGATTATGATATTACAGGTACAGCTTATTCTACAGTACTTTGGATTGCTTTGAAAGATCCTAAAACTGGTAAGACTTCTTACTTGTGGTCTGATTATCAGGAATGGAAGGCAATGCGTGAGTGGTCTAAGAGATGTGAGAGAATGATGGTTTACTCTAAGTCTAATGTAAATAAAGACGGTTCTACTTCATTGTTAGGTACAAATGGTCGTCCGGTTTACATTCCTGCAGGTTTGTTGCAACAGATTGCTCCGTCTAACAGACGTTACTACACTGAGTTAACTCCGGAATTGTTGGAAGACTTCTTGTTTGATTTGTCTTACAATATCTTAGGTACTAACGAACGTAAGTTTGTTGCTTTAACTGGTGAAATGGGTATGAAAGAATTTGACCGTGTATTGAAACAAAAAGCGGCTACGATGAACTTGATTGATACGAAGTTTATCAGTGGTTCTGGTCAGGCTTTGGTTTTAGGTGGTCAGTTTGTAACATACAAGATGACAAATGGCATCGAGTTGACATTGAAACATTTCCCGTTGTATGATGATCCTACTTATAATCGTTTGTTACATCCGGTATCTGGTAAACCACTGGAATCTTATAGAATGACATTCTTGGATCTTGGTAGACGTGATGGTCAAGCTAATATCGTTAAGGTTGTTCGTAAGGATCGTGAAATGGTTATCTGGAATACTTCAGGTTCTGTAGCTCCAGGAACTGGTTACTCCAAGAATAAATCCACAGTAAGATCTAATGCAAAGGACGGTTACTCTGTTCACTTCTTAGGTGAAATGGGTATCATGCTTCGTGATCCCAGGGCATGTGGAGAGTTAATCATGGAAGTTGAAGATTAATAAAACAGGGGTGATTAAGTTCACCCCTTTTATTTAAAACTTATAAATTATGGATATTATATTAAAATTCGCCCGTACAAATCCATGGGCTGGAATAGCTAAGTATAAGAATTGTAAAGATTATATCAGTACTTACTGGACAAGATCTGGTAATAGATATACTGGTTTAACCCCAGAAGATGCTAGACGTTTGGAGAAAGAAATGGGATATGAAGAAGGACATTTATCTCCACAAAGTGGATTCTGGAAAACATATGCAATCGGTTTAGGCGCAAGAGATAAAGTTTTACATACAGAGAGGCCTGAAGATGAACTTGCATATTTATTTTTAAAAGGACACAAAAGAGTAGCAAATGGAATTAATAATCTTAAACCTACTCACGATTATGTTCTTGTAAATAAAGAAATTGAAGCTGAAGAAGCTAACAAAAGAAATAAAGCTAAACGTGAGGCATTCTCTGAATTTAATAAGATGTCAATTGAGGAAATGCGCAAATGTTTACGCTTATATGGTCACAAGACTGATAATATCAGTAATGAGCTAGTTGAAAGTAGTTTATTTGATCTTATTGAAAATAATCCTGACAAGTTCTTCTTGATTTGGGTAAACAACAAAGTAAGAGATACTCAATACATTATTGAAGCAGCTATTTCAAAGAATGTAATTCGTAAGTCTAAAAACATCTATTACTATGGTACTGACATCATTGGTAGAAGTTTAGAAGATGCTATTGCTTCATTAAATGATAAAAAGAATCAGGATATCAAAATGACTATACTTCAAGAAATCGAATCTAAGTAAAAGTAAACATGACAGTATTAGAAGCACATATAGCGTTTAAGATTGAAGCAGATAAAAATGCCGTTAATATTGGTATATCTGGTTGTCCATCTTTCTTACCTGAGGAAATTGATTATTGGTTATACACAGCGTATCTAAGTAAGATAGCTACCAAAGCTACTGGGAACAATACTCTTAGAATACCATTTGAAGGTAATGTAAAAAGAGTAGCAGACTTAGAAGGTTTAGTAAAAACTGATAAGGGATTGTCTTTACTAAGTGAATCTATAAGTAATAGACTTACTATGAATAATTTCAAATCTAGTATTACTTATGGTGATGATACTCAAGATAAGCGTATGTACTTCTTAGAAGGAATTTTACATTTTGGTAGTAATAAAATAGCTACAGTAAAACTTATTAGTCACGAACAAGCTACTAGATTCTTAGAAACTTATAATAATAAACCTTGGATTGAAGAACCTGTAGCAATACTGGAAGATAATAAGTTAATAGTATTTATAGATAGGGATCTTATGGTAGGTCCCTATACTATAGATATTACTTATCTAGCATACCCAAGAAAGATTAATAATCAAGATATTACGTCTACTCTAGATGAAATTCCAGAGTATATGCAATATGAAGTAGTTAAATTAGCTGCTGACATGGCAATTGAGAATATTGAATCTCCAAGAACTCAAACACATCCACAGTACGTAGCACAATTATCAGAGTAATATGAGTAGTAAGGAAATGCAAATATCTGAAGAAGAATATTATGCCACTTTGCTATCAAATCCAGATTATTCTGAGACTAAATTTTCTATCTACAGATTTAAAAATCTTATTAATGGGAAAGTGTATATAGGACAAACTACTGTTCCTGTGCGCAAGAGATTGATTCAACACATGACGTTCAGTAGACCTTGGACTAAGTGTCATAAAACATATTTCCATAACGCTATATATAAATACGGCTTAAATAATTTTGATTTTTCTGTAATTGAAATATGTAAATCTCAAGAAGAACTTGACATCAGAGAAAAATATTGGATAAACCATTACAAATCTAATGATAAGCAATTTGGTTATAATATAGAATCTGGTGGAAAAGATGGAAGAAAAGGTATCAAATTAACTGAAGTTCATAAACAAAAACTTCTTGAAGCTAATTTAGGAAAACCAAGAAAAGAGAATACTAGAGAAGCAATAAAGAACACACATAAAGAACTTTGGAAAAATGATAAATACAGAAAAGAACATTTAGATGTTGTGAAATGTAGTTTATCTTCTTACTGGCAGAAATCTTCAAAAAAGGTTTATCAATATGATAAACATGGTAATTTTATAGCAGTTTGGAATAAATGCAAAGACGTTGTAGACTTCCTTTATGGAATAGGGGCAAATGGTAATTTGTCACGCAATATTAAACTAAATAATAAACGTGGTAAATTGGGGTTCTCCAAAAATGGCTATATTTGGTCATTCTTTGCTCCCCAAGGAAAGGAGGAATTATAAACTCAAAAGAAATGCAAATGGAATTCGAAAGACGAATTCAACTTATTAGCCCAGATCTTATTATAGATGAGAAACCTAACTCTGATCTTATATTTTCAATACTAAATGAAGCTCAAGATAGGTATGTAATGATGAACTATGTTGGTGACGACCAAATGGAAACTGAAACCAATATACATACTAGAAATACAGATTCTATTAAGAGTTTATTAGTAGAAAAAGAGTTAACCGCAACAGGTACTACTCTTAATGGTTTCACAAGATACAGATTACCATATGTACCTACTGAAGAATATTTCTTATATGTACATTCTTTTAGTAAAGTAAAAGGTACATATAAACAATACAAAGATTTTGTTAGAGTAGATAATCAATTAGTTAAGTATAGGGATCTTGGTAAGTTTATTAAAACTGCATACAATACACCTATCATTAGGCAACCTGCTGTTGCATTAGTATCAGATCCTACTACTAAATATAACTATATAGAAGTGGCAGTAGATACATATACTACATTAGGTAATGTTACATTAACTTACTATAGAAAACCATTAAGATTTAATACTACTGATGGAGCTAGTAAATGTGAACTACCAGAATCAATTCATAGTGAAATTGTAGATTTAGCAGTTAATATGTTTATTACTGAAGGTAAATATAGATTACAAGTAAAACAACCAAATAATCAACAATAATGAAGTATATTGAATTACAAACAGCATTTGAATTAGAAATAGATCAATTAGATGACAATCTAACAAAACCTACTACTTCAGATATTGAGTATTGGTTAATGGCTGGATTAGATAAATTTATCAAAACTAGATATTCTGGTATTAATTTCAAGCAAACTGGATTTGAACAAGACCAAAAAAGAATTGATGATCTTCGTACATTAGTTACTAGAAAATCTTATCAATTTACTACATATCCAGAAGAGTATACAGTTACTCTACCAAATGATTATATGTTTACTGTAGGAGAGACAGCTGTAATATTTAGTTACGATCATTGTTGGCCTGTGGGCCCAAGTGGTCAACCAAGAACTAAAAACACAGATGTGTTAGAAGCTACAGTAGAGAATATAGATAGACAAAGACAAAACACTTTGTCAGAATACAGATTACATGGTAGATCCGCCAGACCATTAAGATTATATGAAGGAAATGAAATTCATTTATATACAGACGGAAATTACAATATAAGAAATTATATTCTCACTTACTTGAGAACTCCTAAAAAGATTAGCCTTACTGATGCACCATTTGATGAGTACACAGATATGCCAGTTGCAACTCACAATGAGATAGTTAAGTTAGCGGTAGAGTTGTATTTGGAAAATAAGGCTAATCCAAGATATCAATCGTATATGAACGAAGTTAGTACAATGGAATGATTATACGAATAGTTTAGTTTGACGAGGAAATCTGAAACACGAAAGTAGAAGAACTAATCAAAATGTTAAGCTAGACGTCTATTTAAGTTTAACAATAAAAAACAATAATTATGTTACAACATGTGAACACAGTACTTATTGGTACTGAAGCACCTAAATCTTATACGACAGCAGATGCATTGACAGAAGGTCAAATTGCATTATTTGATCAAAATAGAGCAATTGTAAAAGATGCAGCTGGTGCTAAAGCTGCTAGTTCATTGTATATCGGTGTTTGCGAAGGCAAAGAAGATGTTTACAATGAAGCAGGTACAAAATCAACTAAGTCAGTTATTCGCTTCTCAATGCCTATCATGAAAGGTTCTAAACCTCACATGGTATTTAGTGAATATGTAGCTGCAGCTGAAGATAAAATTGTAATCACAGCTACTGATGTTACTCCGGAAGTTGGTCATCGTTATGTATTACGTTTAGTATACAATGACATCTATGAGGCACCTGGGCAATTTACTCATACTTATGAAGTAATTGCAAAGAGTACTAATGCAACTGATTTGATTACAGCTTTCAAAAACAAAATCAACAAACACAAAGAAGCCAGAGTAGTAGCAACTAGTGATGCTGCTGTTCTTACATTGAATGCTAAGGAAATGCCGTACAACGAAGGTATTATGTTAGACTCAAATTATTCTCAGGTTTCTGTGGAAGCATTTATGTGTAAAACTATTCCTTCCGGTTTGTTGAGTAATGTAATGTATCCTATTGCCAATTTAACGATTGCTAAAACTCAAGGTACTCCAGGTAAGGGTAATCCGAAAATTGTTCGTGATCGTGAAAATGCAGCTCTTGGTTACAGAGGTATCACACACCGTGCAAATGGTATATATCCGTACATTGCTCCTGAGTTGAAAGCCGATTTAAGTGCTACTTACGATACATTGTCTATCGAATGGGATAATAAATATCTTAGTGATGATAATCAATATATTAAAACAACTCCATTAGCTTGTGAATTGTATGTAAATGCTGGTGAACTTGATGACTCTGCATTTATGACAGCTTTAAAAGCTTTTGTAGAAGTTGCTTAATCAAAAAATATAATTCAAACCAAAAAGGGGATTGGGAGTAATATCCCTTTCCCCTTTTATTTTATATACGATTGATATGGAAATGAATGAATCATTGTATTATGCAGAAATAAAACTGCTAACTACGTATTGCCACAACTGCCTAGATAACAAAATGAAGGATAAAATAATGATGTTTCTGTTTAAGAAAACACTTTATGATAATGCTACTACTTTGAATCTTGCAGATGATGCAGAACAGTATTATAATGAAATGCTGAATTTACTTGATATGAGAACGTGTAATTGTACTATTGATGACTGTAAAAATTGTAAAGATGGATATTGCGAATTATGTAAGTAAAGTTGGTGAATTAGTTAATCAGTCTACTAAGTACAATACAAAACTGGATAGAACTTCTATTACTAATTTAGTATTATTGTTACATTTAGACAAATTATCTAGTTGGGCCAGTACTAAATTGGGTGATGAAGATTTTCCCATTACTCAGGAGGATGTAGATAAAATTATAGGATATATACATTGTTTAAAAAAACAAATTAATTTCTATCCAGAAAAAGATATCGACAATGATTGTATATTGACAGAAATTGAAGAACACATAATCCAAGAGTAATATGAATAAAAAGATATCACAATTTGAACTAACAACTAAACTACAGGAGCAAGACCTCATTACCCTTGTACAAGATGGTAGTAATAAAAATATTACTAGTGGAAGTTTTACTACATCACTATCTGGTACGTTTGCTACTAATGAGAGAGTAGATGCTGTAGAAGAAGATGTTGAGATACTAGATACTAAAGTAAATGATAACTATAAAGATCTTAGTAATAAGATAGTAGAAGGAGATACTAGTGTAACTACTAATCTTAATAGTACTATCACTAGTTATTATGATGTATTGAATAATAAGATCATTACTTTAGATACTAAGCATGATACTGATATGTCAGGTATGAGTGGTACCATGCAAGAGTGGATAGATGATATTGACAATAGATCTACATTACAACAATTACAGGATGCTCTCAATAGACTCACAGTAGCTGAAAATACTATTACAGCATTATCTGAACTTATTGCAAATGGGGGTGGTAGTGGATCTGCTCCTGGTTATCATACCCAAAGTACTGCTACAATATTTCCTTTATCTGGTTATTATAAAGCGAATGATGCATCTCCGTTGGCTACATCTGATACATTAAATCAAGCATTGTCTAAACTTGAAAATCAAGTAGAAGCAGTGGCTAGTAGTTCTGGTTCTTTACCTGTAATCAAGTATGGAGAAAGTACACCTCCTGCAGATAACTTCTTATATACTTCTTTAAAGACTGCAGAAGATTATTTAAATAAGCATGGGGATACTGCGGATGGTAAAATAACAATGTTACAAGGTTTACAAGCAGGAAATACATTTCGTTCTGGTTGGGATGGAGTTGGAGCTAGTTTATATCCATTAGGCTCTAAATGGAATATGGAACTAGACAATCTGTTTGTTAGAGGTAATATGACAATAAACGAACTTACAGTAAATGAGATTAAGGCTGTGGGTGGTGATATTCTAGTTACTGTAGCAGATATGAAATGTATCGAAGTAGAAGAATTAGCAGATTCTTATAAATGCTACTTTGATGATCAAGAAGGTACTAAGTATAATCAATTTATAGTTAATGACTTAGCAATATGCCAAAAATTTGATGGTAAAAACGTTAAAAGATATTGGCGTAAAGTAAATGCTACTGGTAGTAATTACATCACGTTGTCTAAAGACGTATGCGAGCCAGGTAGTGGTAAGCCAGAAGCAGATGATGAAATATTACAATTAGGTCATATGTACGAATCTGATCCAGATTACAATTTACAAATGGATGAGAGACGTAACGCAATTTTTATCAGTGCTAAAGGTGATAATGCCCCTAGAATTTCTTACTATAAGAATATTGATACTTTTTCTCTAGCTGATGAGGATGGTGTAGTTCGTGAAAGAGTTGTAATTGGTGGTGATCAAACCAAATTTGTAGGTACAATTTATCAAACTTCTGACACAGGAATCGTTAGAGTACCTGTATATAGAGGTATTTGGGTTTCTGGCAACACTTACTATTATTATGACCAAGTAAGTCATAAAGGTAGTTTATGGATTTGTATGGATCCTAATGGTACCAAAGATGAACCAAATGAGAATGATGATCAATGGCAGAAGCAAGTTTCAAAAGGTGAAGATGGTAAGTCAGGAGATGACAAAGCTAAATGGGTAGAAATTGTAGGTGATCGGTTATTTTTATTTGATACTCCCGATTTCTCAGGAACTCCTACTCCAAGAACTATTCATTTAACTGCAAATGTATATGGGATGGAAAATCCTACATACGAATGGAAAATGCTTAATGCAGAAGGAACCAAATTGTCTGCACAAAGTTCTATAGACTTTCCATATACAGCAATGCCGACAGATTCCCGTACATTAAGTATTCGTTGTACTGTTACAAATTCTGATGGAACTACGTACTATGATGATACTCAATTAGCTAAATTATCAAATGGTGCAGAAGGTCTTGATGCATATTATATTGACTTAAGCAACGGTACTGTTGCAGTACCATTTGATGCAGATGGAGTTACACCATTAGTAGATTTATCTACTATTACTACAGATGTTTATGCATATCATGGTATTAATCCAATTGCTATTAAAAGTATAACATATTCTACTACTTCTGGTGGAGCTACTGTAAGCATAACCGGTTCTAAGGTAACTCTTACTTCAATAAGTCAGAAACAGGCTAGTATAGACTTAAATGTAACATTAGAAGATGGAGTATCTATAGTTAAGACATGGTACGTTAATAAAGTAGCTAATGGTGAAAATGGTTTTAATGGGGAAGATGCAGCATATGTGTATATGTCCGGAGAACAATTCTTTCACTATAAAACAGGTAAAACCGTTCCTGAAAACACTACAATTACTCTTACTGCAGATTCATTCAACATAATTAATCCAACTTATAAATGGTATTGGGCAATAGCAGGTACGTATGATTGGCAACTATTATCTAATGAGACAAATAGCACATTAGTGGTTAGTTATAATGGTATCTATTTTACTAGCACAAAAAAAGATGAAATTAGTTTTAAATGTGTAGTATCAGGAGCAGGAGCAGAGTTTTCAGATTTCATGACTATTAATAATGTTCGTGATGGTGAAAATGTATATAGAGGTATCCTTACAAATGAAAACACTGGCGTACCAGCAGATTCAGGTGGAGTAGTAACAGATTATTCTACAGCTACTACTACAGCTAGATTGAAATATGGTTCTCAAGATATTACTGATTTTAAACTTACTACTTCTTTACAAACTGGTACTGGTAGTGTAACTTATACCCAAAGTACACAAACAATTAAGTGTACATCATTGACTTCTGATTCTGCCATGTGGAGGGTAGATTTTATATCACCAGCAAGTGGTAACAAGGTAGTAGATAGTGTTGATTTTGTTGTCACTAAATCCAAGGCAGGAGTAAACGGTGACGTAGGTAATAGTCCTATACAAATATTCTGTAACACTTCAAATGCTAGTACTAAACCTAGTAGACCTACATTCACATATAGACCGTCTTCTGGTGGTGCAACATCTGGAGGTTATATATGGTATCCAGATCCAAAGTATAGTTCATCTCAAACTACTTGGATTAGTTCAGGTAATTATGATCCAAATGCTAAACAAATGGCTTATGATGAAAGTATAGGAGGATATTGGACTGATCCGTTACCACATTCTGGTAAAGATGGTGAGAAAGGTGATAAAGGAGACAAAGGTGAGAAAGGAAATACTGGAGCACCTGGTTCAGATGGATGGAATGGTCCATCTTTAAGTTATCGTGGAACATATAGTTCTAGTAAGTATTATGCATGGACAGTTAATCCTGATGTAAGAGATGTTGTCAAATATGGTAGCGTCTATTATATGGTTGCTAATGGAAGAAGAGGTTTATCATCTTTTAAGAATGTAACCCCAGGAAGTAACACATCATATTGGTCTTCATTTGGTTCGTCTTTTGAATCTATAGCTACTGGGCTACTATTTGCAGAAAAAGCTACTATTGCGGGCATGGATTTTTATAATAATTGTATTGCAGCTAGTAGTGGTAGATTCTTCCTAGATGGTAGATATGAATCTGATATAAATAATGGTTGGCCAATTATGTCGTTTGGTAATAATGCCGTAAAGAATGGAGTACCTAGTAGTAGTGCAGCATTAAAGATATATGGCGGTGGTACGTTAACAGTAGGAGATGGTACAGTAACTGCAAATGCTGGTATTACTGGAGCTGGTACTGGATCTGACCAAGTTAGATTTTGGGCAGGTAAACCATTTGATAATGGTACAGCACAAGGAAATAGATTCTGGGCTCCTTTTAGAGTATATCAAGATGGTAGACTTGTTGCAAATAGTGCAACGATAGCAGGGAGTATTTCTGCATCTACTGCTACTTTTACAGGAAACGTATCAGTAGGTTCATTAAGTGGATGGAATATTCCAGGTGTTAAAACTATCTGCCATTACGGTAGTGGATTAAGAGGAACAATCTATTCCCAAGGAGGATGTCAAATTAGCTCTATAAATAGAAGTGGAACTGGAGAATATATAGTGTATCACAACATTGGTCATACAAATTATGTAGTATTGTGGCAAGGACAAGCACGAACTAATTCTCCTTATTCAGATAGTGCTGGATTTAGAGGAACTATTGGAGTAACTTCCACATCTTCCAGTTCATTTAAAATAATTTGTGTGGACACAGATAACAATAGACATGATGTTGGTGATAAGGATGATGCAATTGATTTAGTAATTTTAGGTTACGCTCAATAATATGGAAGAAAAAATATATTTACTTTGTTCAAGTGGAATGATAGAAGCCCCAGAGGATTGGTATAAAGGATTAAAAGAAAGTGAGTTTGTAGACTCTTACGAAGGATTACTTCAAGGAGGTTACATGCATCCATCTAGTGAACAAATAGAATTTAATTTAGCAAATCCTAATCTAGATTTATATAACGCTTTCTATATGATTCCTAAAGATACAGCTGTGGTCAATGAGGAAATAAGAAAGCATAGAGAGAATTTATATAATACTAGTACAGATAGACTGTATATGGCTTATGTAAAATATAGAGAATTTGGAGAGGAAGAGAAAGCTGCAGCAGCATATCAAGAATGGAGAGAAGCAGTAGAAAAAATAAAACAAGATAATCCATACTCATTATAATATGATTAAGAATAATGTATATTATGAATGGTTTGCAAGTATAACCGTACCCAATCCAGATCAGGTTGGGTACTGGGTTGACTTGGGAGCAGATTCAAAAGGTAGAATAATTAAAGTTTACAATCGTGATATAGAAAAATGGATTGTACTCTTTGATGTAAGTAAAGATGACTATGTACCACCATTTATTGGGCCTAATGGCAACTGGTGGGTAGACAATAGAGATACTGGAGTAAAAGCTACTGCAGAGACCCCATATATAGGTGAGAATGATCATTGGTTTACTTATGATCCTATCAACAAAGTATATGTAGATACAGGTATAGAAGCTCGTGGTCTTAGTGCTTACGATATTGCAGTTAAATTAGGTTTTAAAGGTAGTGAACAAGATTGGATTGATAGCTTAAGTAAAGCATCTGAAGATGCTGCTGTTGCTGCACTAGAAGCAGCTAACAAAGCAAATGAAGCTGCAGATAAAGCTAATCAAGCTGTAGAAGAAATTGAAGGTATAGTTGACGATGCTATAGCTGCTACCGATAAAGCTGAAGAGATTGCTAGTAATCCACCAAAGATCGTAGATAATGATTGGTGGATCTATAACTATGAAACTAAACAATATGTTAATACTGGTATAGCTGCTATTGGTGATGCTTTCACTTACAAGAAGGAATATCCTTCAGTTGAAGCAATGGAAGCTGATTGGGGTACTGCAGATGTAAAGTTAGGTGAATATGTAATTATTAATGCTAATGATGTAGAAGATCCTGATGACGCTAAAGTTTACTTAAAGACTCAGAATGGTTGGAAGTTTATTGTTGACTTATCTGGTATGCAAGGTATTCAAGGTTGGTCAGCATATGAAGTTGCAGTACAACATGGTTTTGTAGGTACTGA